CCTAAGGCTGCTTGGCATCGGTATGGCTCCACCGGGATACAGAACGGGCCACTTTCTCTATTGCTATTCCTTCCCCCTTGGGCTAACGTGTCCATGCCGATCAACGGCACGGGAGACGACACATGACGCAGAACGACCACCTGGCCGAAGTGCTCAAAGACGCACATGAGGCAGCGACCGAGGCGATGAAGCAGTGGGTTCTTGACCACAAGGAGCTCCCCTTCAACTGCGGGTTCGCATGGGTCAACATTGACGGCACGACCCCGCTCGCCCGCTGGTGCCGGAAGAACGAGAGCGGTCAGGATCGCGGTTACTATGGCAGCAAGGGCTATCCCCGTGGCTGGCAGTTCTGGGCTCCCGGCGAATATAACGGGCAGGACATGGACTGCCAGCGCGCCGGGGCGCAGGCCTTTTCCCGCGTCCTCGCCCATCGCCTCGGCCTCGCCGCCACCGTCGGCTCGCGGCTCGACTGATGGCGGTTGCTTCGTTCTCGTTGAACGGGAGGGTGGAGTCCATGAAGGGCTTCCACCCTCCAAAGCAGGCAAGCCTGACCCATTGGTATAAGGCTGCCACCGCACAGATCGATGCGGCACCCGATTGGCGCACTGTGGACATAGGTGCTGCTCTGGTCGATGCCAACACCATCATCTTCGAGGGTCACACAGACGACGCCCAAGGAATCCGCGTTCCGTGGATGGTGATGATCGCCCGGAGGCGTCATCTGCGCTAGCCGCGCACGGGTGAGAATCCAGCGTTAAATCGATGTTATGGCGGGGTCTGTGTTGACAGGCCGCGCAGAGCTGTGCGACGGGGGGCCGAGGGTCCTCTAACGAAAGGCAGTCGGCACAGTGCTAGACCTAGTATCAACAGGGCTCCTCGCCGGGGCTGCGGCGATAATGTCATGGCTGGTCCAGGCCTATCGCTTCCGGAACGAGCACGTTGCCACAGTCTCGAAGCACAGAGATGATCTCACGCTTGAGCTTCTCGGGGGCGCGCGAGCCGAGATGGCAGCGGCAAAGGTAGAGGTGGCAACGCTTCGCGCAGAGGTCAAGGGGCTCCGCTCGCTGGAGCTTCATTTCTACCTCTTCCAACAGGCGTTGGATCACCTTGAAGCCATTTTGACCGCAGAGACAGTCGAGCAACGCGCCGTGGCGGAGAATAACGCCCGCGCTTTTCTCGACCGCATCAAACGGAAACAACAGGAAGAACGGGAGAACAGCAATGGCATGGGTGTATGACCAAAGCAGCGGCGAGCTGACCCACAACGGGCAGTTTGTGAGCCGGGGTTACTCAGGAAAAGGGCGCGGGAAAAACAACCCCTCCATGCAAGGTGTCCGCGGCGTCGGACCACTCCCTGCCGGCAACTGGTTGATGGCCGGGGTTTACAATAGCAAGCGGGTTGGTCCCTTCACCATCACTCTCCACTCGACCGACGATTCCAAGGTTGACGATATCCACGAGCCGACCGGGCGCAGCGCGTTCCGCATCCACGGTGACAGCATCCGCGCACCGGGGACGGCGAGCATGGGCTGCATCATCCTGCCCCGCTCTGTCCGGGAGCGGATGTGGCGGAGCGGTGATCGTCACCTTGTGGTTAAGGCCTGACCCTTGGTTATCGGGCTTGTTTCTCGCAGGCTCGCCGCTACCTCGGCCTGGTGGCGGCCGATCATCGGCTGGGCTTGCACCTGCAATGCCTGGCTGATTCTCGTTTTGTTGCCAATGCGAGGGATTCACATCCCATCAGACGAGCTTTACGCCATGCTCGGTTTCGATGCGTTGGTGATAGGGATTCGGGGCTGGGAAAAGATGCGAGCCCCGAAACCAGAGGTTTATGGAGAGCACACATGATCCGCCGCGCAAAAGCCAATCCGATCATCGCCGGCGCGGCTGCGCTGCTCGTTGTTGCGCTCCTGTGGTGGTTCGTGTGGTGGTTCTTCATCAGACCCGACAAGCTCCAAGATGAAGCCATCGCAGCGAGGGTTGACGGTGCCGCGGCAGGCGTGCAATCGGAAAACGCTCAAGCCGCGGTCGATGCCACGGCCGACAAAGTGGAACGGCAGATCGTCACAGAAAGGATCACCCGTGAGAACACCATCCGCATCATGGCCGCGCCTGGCGCGCAAGACCCTATTCCTCCTGCTGTGGATGAGCGCCTTCTTTATGCTCTGTGCTTGCGGCGCGAAGCAACTCAATCTGACCCCGCCTGCGCCAACGTGTCTGAGCCTGATAGCTAAGACCCTCGGTGCCCCGACTCCGTCCGCCCCGATCCCGCCAGTTCGCACGGCTGGCAGCCTTGCAGCCTTTGCCGACGCCCAGACAGGACAGCTCGACCTGGCCAACGATGACAAGGAAGCAATCTTTCGCTTCGAGGCCGAGTGCCGCGCCCGAGACGCGGCGATGCGGGCCGCGCTCACAAGGCGCAAGAGGTTCCTAGGAATTTTCTGAACGGGGCTTGCCGGCTACGCTGGGCTGCCGTTACGTTGCCCGAGCGTGGGAGGTTCCCACGAGCGGCGGTGCCGGTTTAGGGAATGGGTAGCAATGTTTGAGGAGCCATGGAAGCGTAAGCGCAGCGACACAGTGGTGGACGCCGCAATCGAGGACAGCGAGCGCAAGCCGTGGGATCCCCCGCTTCCCAACGTCGCCCCCGAGATAATCCAGGCCCATCGGACGTCCGCAACAGCGCGCGGCGAGGGGCTCCGGGTTGATCGCCTGCAAGCGCAGGCCTTTGCCAAAGAGCTTATCATCGACTTTAACCCTGTCAAGGCGCTGCTCCGCCTAGGTTGGGCCAAGCCCGACGCCTCGACCCAAGCCCTCTACAAGAAGGCTCAGCGATACGAGCGCGATCCGTATGTCCAGCAGGCAATGCGGGATTATATCCACCGGATCGAATCTGACAAGATCGTCTCCCGGGAGCGCATCCTTTACGGGCTGCTCGAAGAAGCATGCTACCACGGGCCGGGCGCAAGCGCGTCCGCCCGGGTCGCCGCATGGGGGCAGCTGGCCAAGCTCATGGGAATGCACCTGCCCCCGGACGACCCTGCCAAGGCGCAAGGGGTGCGGGGCGGCGTTCTGCTCATCCCCTACTCGCCCAGTGTGGAAGACTGGGAGCGGAACGCAATGGGGCAGCAGGCGAAGCTGAAAGCGGACGTCCGTGCTTGAGAACGTCGGGTGGACCCCTTTACATGGATCGCAGGCCCTCGCCCTTGCATGCCCCGCCCATGTGATCCTTTACGAAGGCACACGCGGGCCAGGCAAGACCGACGCCCAGTTGATGGCCTTCCGGAAGCACGTTGGCCGCGGTTACGGGCGCTTTTGGCGCGGCGTGATCTTCGACCGCGAGTATAAGAACCTGGACGACCTTATATCGAAGTCGCTCCGCTGGTTTCCGCAGCTCGATGGCCCCAAGCCCAAGTTCCTGTCCTCAACCTCGGACCTCAAGTGGGTGTGGGAAACTGGGGAAGAGCTTCTGTTTCGGCAGGTAAAGAGGGACGCTGACTATTGGAATTATCACGGTCAGGAGTTCCCTTTCATCGGATGGAACGAGCTGTGCAAGTATGCCATGCCGACACTCTTTGACGCGATGTTCTCCTGCAATCGCTCGTCCTTTCGTCCGCAGGATCATCCGATCATTGACCCTAGCTCGTCGCAGATCGAATACCTGCCAGAGATTCCTCTCGTGTGCTTTGCGACGACCAACCCATACGGCCCCGGCCACAACTGGGTGAAGGAACGGTTCATCGATGCCGCCGAGCCCGGGCAGCTGATACGCAAGGACTACAACGTCTTTAATCCCCGGACACAGATGCGGGTTGACCTGGTCAAGTATCATGTCCGCATCTTCGGCAGTTACAAGGAAAATATCTACTTGGCCCCGGAATACGTCGCGGAGCTGGAATCGATCCGCGACGAGAACAAGCGGAAGGCCTGGTTGTGGGGAGACTGGGATATTGTGGCCGGCGGGGCCTTCGATGATGTCTGGAACGCCGGTGTCCACATCCTGCCCCGCTTCAAAGTTCCGCATAGCTGGCGGGTTGATCGCTCTTTTGACTGGGGCTCCACTCACCCGTTCAGTGTGGGCTGGTGGGCCGAGGCGAACGGGGAGGAGGCGATCATGCCGGACGGCACGACCTTCTGCCCT